AGAATTTTTTTTGGAAGACATAGGGCGTTACCAGGTGGGTGGGTAGGGGGTCAGTGGGTTCGTGGGTTCGGTAGGTGTTTGGGTGCTGCCACTACCGCCCCGCCGCCACGCGCCCCACGGGGGGGGTCGGCGCGGTCCGTGGCCAGAACGCCAGCCTGTGGACAACTCAGCACGGGCTGCTCTGCCTATGGTGATGCGACCTGGTGCGCGTAACCCGTTGATTCCATTGAACATTGTCCCGATAATGCGGACAATATACAAATAACGCAATAGATACAGTGTCCATTATGTGAACTTAGAAGTGCTGTTTATGCGTGTTTCTGCCTAATCGTTGGGCAGTTGCACCTGTTCTGTTGATAACTTTTGCATCCGGTCTGTGGATAACTCCTCGACCACCTCGACGTGGCGAAGAGCCTCCATGCGTAAACCTTGGATGCTGATGTTCACCGACTGCGCCTTGTCAGTGCCATACGTCTTCCGGTCCCACCTCTCAGCCAGCCACTGGCGCGTCCTGATGCGCTGCACGTCGCGCTGCGCGTTGTCCACGTCCATGCCGTCCGCGATGGTGAGCGTCTCGCAAGCGAGATGCGAGGCAGCTTCCACCCGCGCGCGTGTAATTATAGAATGATAATCATTCTCATCTATCCACCGATCGAGCGCGCGCCGTCCGATTCCCAGGCCACGGCATATGTCTGCCTTGCTGCGACCCTCCTCAAACATCGACAGCACAAGCTCCGCGTCTAAGTCCTCAAGCAGCGCGAGGTCTGCCCTCACCTTCGGGTTCCCTGGCATTACAAAGCCCTCCAAGCGTTTTTCGTAGTTTCAAGCACCCTACGCACCACCTCATCCCACAAATCACTTCCTGCGCTCATTCTTATCCCTTTCTGCTGCCTTCGTATCAAACATCTTCCCGCCCTTGAACGGCTTGCTGATGTCGATGTCGTTCTCCATGTCCTCGAACCCGCTGGATCCTTGAGGCTGAATAGGAATCATTCTCGTTCCAGGTATCGCCGCCTTGATCTCCCTTACCTGAGTAAGAGTCTTACTGTTCATTACCACTTCCAGCTCTTCGAGAGTCCAGACCGAGCGATTAACTGGCAGCTTGTGGAACTGGTCGTACCAGGTCGCCATCTGTTTGTCCCTGACGATGACCATCAAACTGCCATCAGCCATCTTGTATTCCATGCAATCGATTTTAGGCATCTGCTCTATGCCTGCCTCAGTCGCCCACCTGGTCAACGCCTTGTAAGCCGCGATCATTCCCTTGATGGCCTTCTCCAACCGTTCCTCGTCTCGCGCCTGGCTGGCCTCCCAGATGCGCTCACGCTGCGCGTTTACCTTTCTCCGGAACTCTGCATCCACCAGGTCAATCACTCGGTCTATACCCCAGACCTTCTCATGCTCCATCTTCGCGGTCTCCATCTCAACCATGAGCGAATGCTCAAAGACTTTGAAACGGTCGCTCGGATACACGTCAGTCTCCAATAATTTCCTCGTTGCCATCTCTAACCCTTTCCATAGCCGACTTCAACTGATAGCCATCTTCTAAATTCCGAGATAGCCGACTAGCCGACTTCATATTGCATTAAGCAATATTATGAAAGTCGGCTATCCGACTACCTATTTCTGGCCGACTTGCACATAGCCAGCTTGCCATGTTTTTACAAGTCGGCTATGTTTCTCAAACAAAAGTACATAGCCAGCTTGCCATGTTTCCATAGCCAACTTCACAAGTCGGCTATCAGAATGGGGACACAAACGGCTCATCTTTGTCATTGTCAGGGTAGATCACCCAGCAGTATTCCGCGACATCCGTCTTGTGGTATCCCACCAATTCCTTGGCAAACATCGACTTCTTGCCCTTGTAGAAGTCCGTGTTGATGCTCTGACTGTCGCCCTTCAGCTTCACAAACTCATCCTTCCACTCAGCTACCGTCACCGTCTTGTGCCGCTCGTTCCCTACGTTTGTCATGTGCCCATTCTTCTCTATGGCCTTGTGTATGGCGTTTAGGGCAACTTGCTGGTTCTCCTGCAGCTTACGTGGTTTGTCCTGGCGTTGCACTGCATCGGCCTGCTGCTGCTGCTGGATCGCTTCATCACTCGCCCTCACGGCCAGGCTAATCTGCGCGTCGCTGATGCCAAGCGCGCTGGCCTTAATCTCCACCTTGACCATCTCAAAGCCTATTTTTAATCCGTCCTGCCCATCCTTCTGCTTACTGATGGTGAGTACGCCTGACCCTGCTATCGGGCTTGCAGGGTTCGGTTGCGCGTCAACCTTCATGAGTTCCAGTTGGGTGTCCACGGCTCCGAGGAGAGAGCTATGTCCCCGCAATCCCTTAGTGGCGTCTTTACCCGAGTGATGTAGGACCATCATGGCGCAGCCCAACATACGCTGTATCCGTCCCGCGTTGTGGATAAACGCCCCCATGTCTTCGCTGTTGTTCTCGTTTCCACCGCCGAATGCCCTGGCTAACGTGTCGATCTGGACCAGCTCAAACTGGACGCCTGACTTCTCCATCAGGTCCTTGATCGATGCCACCAATAGGTCGAAGTCCTCGGCGCTCGATCTCATGTTAATGGCTGCCCTGATAACGTAAATCTCGGCTCCCACCGCGGTGCGGTTATGCAGCTTGCAGGCTTTGATGCGTGCGCCGATGCCGCCGAAACCCTCGCCGGCAATGTACAAGACCGCGCCTGCCGCCTGCACCTCCCGCCCCATCCACGGCCTGCCCGTTGCCACCGCCTCGGCAATGTCCAAGGCCACGAATGACTTGTAAGACCCTGGCGGCCCGTACAGCGCGGCAAACGCCTTCTTCGGTAGCACGTTCTCAATCAGCCACTCGACCGGCTCGTCCTCAATGTCATCCCAAGCCTCGATGTTGAGCAGCTGGCGTGGAATTAAGATGGGCGGCTCTTGATGTATATCAAAGTTATCGGGTTCTACGGTAACTTCGGTAGAACTAGGCTCAATCCACTCGGGTGTCACCACCTGGTTGATGTCGGTGATGACGGGTAATGCCTTGGCGAGTTCTGCCAGCTTAGCCCTGTCCCCGCCGTCCGCTACCCACTCGTAGGCATCATCCCCGAGCTCCGGTAAGTTTAGGTCCAGCACTCTGATTGCCTTGGCTACCGGCAGCAGAGCCTGCACTACGCGAGTTGCGTACTTCCAGCCTGGTGCATCGCAGTCGGGGACCACTATCACTACCGCGCCGACAAAGTATTGGGTGATGTCTTCCGGCCAGTGCCCAGCACCGGCGTGCGACGTAGTGGCAATCGCACCTATGCTGACCAGGGCATCCGCTGCCTTCTCGCCTTCCACCAGGTAAATGGCGCGTCCGGCTTCCCTTGCGTTTATCAGTTCCGGCAGGCGGTAAGGCACTATCCTTGCCCCTGTCATGCTGCCCTTGCGGTTGCCAGCGGCATCCACCTTGTGCAAGCTGTACGTCTTGCCCTTCTCGGTGTTGGTCTTGAACCGGCGCTTAACGAACAGCGTCTCGCCCGACTCGTCCTTGTACTCCCACTCCTGCTCCAGCGTTGGCATCGTCATCAGTTCACCTTTGATAAGCGCGAGACTGTACTCCTGGCGCTGGAGTGCTGGCAAGAGGTTGCGCTCCCTGACCGCGTCGAATACAGAGTGCTGGTCGCACCCGCCGTGGCAATGGAACAGGTACTTGCCATTGTCTTCCTTGATGGATAGGGACGGGTTCTTGTCCCCGTTACCTCGGCCGTGCCCAGCCACAGGGCAACTAGCGAGCCAGTTCCCGTTCACCTTCTTGGCGTTGCCCAGGGCTTTGGCTATTGTTTCAGTGTCCATTTTCTTGTTCTCAATTTTTAGAGGAAAAAAAAGCCGGTGGGGATCAGCCACCGGCCACCAGACTACTGGTTAGAAAAACTCTTCGTCGTCCATCACAGGCGCAGGCGCTGGCTTGGCCGCCTTGCGTACAGGCGCTGGCTCCGGCTCGGCAAACTCCCCACCGTCTGCATCCATGCCCGCGGGACGCGCAACCCAGCTCACCAATTTAAAGTTCGGCACTCGGGTGTTGCCCTTGCCAACCTTCTCGGCGGTGCTGTTGACGTACTCGATGACCGGCAGCTTGCCGAAGTTGTTACCAGCAGCTTTCTCGGCTTCGTTGTAGATCTTCTCGAAACCCTTGCATGGCCCGTAAGCGTTGGCGCTCCAATCGACCAGCCCGAGTTCCTTTGAGTACAGCGTCACCACAAACCCGCGCTTGTAGCCCTCGCCAGGCGACTGGCTCTTAGCGCCAAGCACCTCATCCGGCTGCCAATCGCGTACACCAGCACCAATCATCAGCCAGCCGGTTTGCACCGAGTCCAGGTCCATGACCACCTTCTTGAGTTGGATTTCCTCACCGTCGCGGTTTGTCCAGGCGTTAGCCTGGGGTGCAAATCGGATGTAAGAGTTTCCTGATCCAGAGTTAGAGGATAAATTTAGCATTTCAGTTTCCTAAGTTTCGTGCGTTAGCACAGTGTTAGATGTCGGAGGATTCCAACATCTTTGCCAGAGTCAGTCCAGAAGAGACCTTCTCTGTCAAATCGTCGAGCAGATGCCGGTCATCTTTGCTCAGTAATTTCTCAGCTTGCGCTGGCGTAATTGGCTCGCTCTTGTACAGCTTGGCAGTCTCAATCGGCAAGTCGCTGATGTCGATGTCTGCCTTCCACTTGCGGATGGCGCGTTTCGGGACCAGGTTCCAGCCTGGCACTGCCGCGCCATCCTCCAGGCGTTGCGTAGCCACCTTCTTCAGCTCCTCGTAGAAAGCCTCCACAAGCTCACCCTGCTCCAACCAGGTAGCAATCTCGCTCTCGCTGAGTTCCTTGGTAGGCGCTAGGGGCAGCTCGTAAGCCTTTTCGCGCAGGGCTGGGCATACTAACTTAGCTGGGCAGTACTTGCACGCATCCCGTGACGGGGTAGGGTAGGCGTTCATCGTAACAATCTCGTTGACCGCCTTGATGAGTTCGTTGTCGCGCCACTGGAGCAACTCGTACAGGCTCATCTCGTGAGTGCGGTTCGCGCCGACCTGGGGCTGGACAATCGTTAGGCGAACAGTGTTGAAGTCTCCCAGCTCACGCATCATCGCCAGCGCATAGATCTTCAGTTGCGGAGAATCAGCGTCAACGTAGTTGCGACCCGTCTTGAGGTCAACGATCTCGATGATGCTGTCCTTGACGCTGTAGCCGACAACGTCGCACGTCCCAGATAGTGACACTTGCATGGTGTTGAGCACCGTCCCGTGTTGCTCCACCAGCACCCGCCCTAGCTCAGTCTCCAAACGCTTGATGGTGTCCAAATGCAACTGCGCGAACTCGGCGTTCTGCTCGGTGATGACGATACCCTCGACCATCTTGTTGATGTAGTTCTTTGGGTCATCCTCTGTCTGCCAGCACAGCTCGGCCAAAGCGTGAATTGCTGTCCCGATTTGCGCTGCCTCACCGGACGGCGACTCAGGGATGCCGACTGACAGGTGGACACTGGCCGGACAAGCCATCCAGCGTGCGGCGGCGCTCGGCCTTAGTTTGATACGTTCCATTTTTCTCTCTCTCTTTCGTGGTCGTTTGAAATGATTGCGTAGGCTTGTTTGCGTACCTCGTTGGTGACCGCGTGCCCCAGGTCATCAGGGTCCAGCAGGCGCTTGAGCAGCACAGTCTTTTCGCGTGAGGAGTCGCGCTCCTGCTCCAACTGAGTGCCCAGCCAGATAATGTGTTCGCGCATGGTGCGCAGTTGGTCAAGCATTTTTCGTTATGTACCAGTGAGCAATCAAGCAGGCATCTGCGCGGCCATCGTCCTTCGCACGCTTAAACAGGTCGGCTTTAGCAGGGAACAGTTCCATCGCACGCATACGGCTGGCATCCTTACCCGCTGCGCGGCCTACAGCCTTCGTCCACATATTGGGAGTAACGTAGGTGCTGGGGAAGTGCATAGCGGCCACAACGCCCTCTATGATGCCAGTGCTGCGCCCAAAATTAAACATACTGGAAACTCCCTGGCCAGGTCGAGCATGAACCCTTTCGGTTACAACGTGCGCTTCATTCGGCGACCAGCCATCTAAGATATCCACTAAGGTCACCGCTGAAATGTGGCGCTTCGTGGACTTGCCTGACGCAACCTCCACTGTGGGCATATCCACTACACAGTCCAGCTTGCCATCCTCAAACACAGCAATGGCTCCGCTGATGCCTGGGTCGATTCCGATAACGAAGCTCACTTAATTTTCCCCAGCAGAACAGACCAAACATATCCACCAGCCACTTTGGCGGCAAATTGCAGGGCAATGATTTCCGGCATCAGCACGCCAAAAGCAATAGTCGGGAACGCCACAGAATCAACTGCTGCACCAGCAACATTGGACACATTGGCACGCTTGAACCATGACCCTGTCAACTTTGAGAACACCGCCCAATCGGCCAACGCCGCCAGCGTGAAAGATGCAGCAGATGCTACGGCAATCATGCCAGCATCCTGGTTCAAGGCATAGGTCAGGATGCCGCTGACTGAAATCAAGACCGCCATCTGCCACGCCTTAATCTGCATTTGCAACCAATCCCGCAATGCCAGGTCGAGTCCAATAAACAGAAACGCATTGATGGGGCTGACCCAAACGCCAAAGGTGGCAATGGATAGGTTTGCCAATGTCATGGCAATGGCGTAAACAACAATAGCAGCAATCAGCATAAAACTTCCTGTAGTGGTTGAATATTCCACTTTGTCGGTGGATTGGTTGAATCAATGCGCTTTGCCATGCAACCGGCGCACTCTAAATGCTCTGCGTGATGCAGCGCAACATTAGTCGAATCGGCACTCGCCAAAGGCCACGGTCCGCTTGCCTGCCCAAGCATACGCATTCCATGCACCCAAGGGATTTGCCTGCCGTAAGTATTAACCAGGGCGTTGAATGCCTCGTCCATGCGGTGACACCACTTTGATGTGCCAATCTGCCAAAACTCACCGGCTGACCCAAAGCATACCCGTCCCCAAGCATCGCACAATTCAATTAGGTAAGAGATCGAAAGTCCAAGATGCCAAACGGGAATGCCCATCTCCTTGCGGAAAGGCCAAGACTTCACCATCTCGCGCTGCTCGTCTTCCGACCCATCAATCACGTCAGGCACAACGCCCCAATGCGGATGCGCCAGCAAGGGTTCCACCCAGTCATAAAACCCATCGCGGTCAAAGGGTAAGCCTCTCGTCTTCGCGCTGAATGCGCCGTTGTCCAACATCAAAGATTGACCAATACGCAAGCAGCGTTTGAGATCGTCAGGACGTGCATACGACACACAAAAGTGCTTGCCGCCCATTGTCTCTATAGCTTTCATGGGACTGATAGGCGTCCCGTGATAGTGAATCACTGCTGGCTCTCCTTTTGGAGCATCAGCAGCCTAGCTTCCACCAAAGCATCGCAAGCCTCCTGCAGATTGACAACTGCCGAGTACAGTGGAACGACCTTGCCGGTAGACCAGCGCGAGACCTGGGCCTTGTCAATGCCTGCCGCGTAGGCGACATCGCTCAGAGTAAAGCCGGAGCGTTCCGCTTTCTCGCGGATGGCCCTGATGGCAGCTTGTGTGGTTGTTTCCATGATTAGATTATCACCTCCTAGATGACGCATTCTACACCAAAAAGACTAGGTGTTTTCCCTAATGCATTTCGCAACTGCTGTTTGTGATGCAGTAATCAACTGCGATATGATGCGTCCGTCATCAACAAACGGAGCTAATATGAAACTCACCAACTACCAACGCAGCCAGCTCAAGGCTGCCGCCTGCTTCGGATGCAGCCAGATCGACAAGGTCGCCGCCTCCTTGCAACGCGAGAACCCAGAAGCCTTTTTGCGCGAGTCGGAGTTAGCCTACCGCGACTTCTACCACCAGCCAATGGCCGCGCACCGGTCCTACGTTGAGCGTTTCCTGCCGCGCCGTAAGAGCGAATACAGCCAAGAGCAGCGTCAGATCATGGAGCAGAACCATTACCTAACCACCACCTACCAAATCGGAGTCGGAGCATGAAATCCTTAATCCTTGACGCGCTGCTCTCAGCAGCAATCCTCGCAGCACTTTCCTATGTCCTAACTCAATGGTGGTTCGCATGAAAAATCCTCTAGAAATCGAAATCAAGAAGACCGTGTTCGCGCACCTACCCGCTGTTGGCGACTTCGGCGTGATAGACCGAGGCGACCTGGCGACTATCCTGCACAGCGCCTGCACAGAAGTAGCCCTGGCAGGCTGGGCGCGTGGTGCTGATTTTGTGCAGCGGCGTTTGGACCAGGAGCTGGAGATACTGCGCAAGGAACTGAAATCTGCCCAGATTGAGCTGGACTATGCCAAGGCTAACTAGCCTGCTCGTTGTGGCGCTCTGCGCCATGCTGTTTGTGTTTGATTCACCGGAGTACGCATCATGGATGACGATGATATTGATTCCTGGGCAACCATCGCCCTTGGCCTGATAGCCAGCGTGTTTTTCTTTATCGGTTTGGTGTCTGTCGTAGCCGCAGCCTGCATGGCCTGGGGCTACTACACATATGAGCCTATCTGCGGCAGCATCGCCGCCTTGTTTACCCAGGAGTGCAAGTGATGACCGGATTTAATTCAAAGCGTGACGCGGCTGCTGACAAAGATGCGTTGTTTCAAAAATTTGAAGTGGAACAACCAGCGCAGGAGCCGTGGGCAAATCTGACGGAGCAGGAATGGTTAAATCTTGGGTGCTCTTCCGTTGAAGAGGTTCGCATCGGCCTTGCTATCCAAGCCAAACTCAAGGAGAAGAACACATGAGCAAACGTGACTTAGCATTAGACAGCTTGACCCGCATCTGCGAGATACAGCAGCGCCTAATTAACCAACTGATTGCAATGGAGCAAACATCTTATGCTCGTGGGTATGAAGATGGTATGGCGGCGCAGGCCGAGGTGGATATTGCATTAAATGAAATTGCGTCTGGCGAACCCAAATGATCTGCCCACAATGCAACGCCTGGACTCGCGTCTTAGAGACCAGGCACAAGTACAACAATGAGACCTACCGCCGGTACGAGTGCGCCAATATGCACCGGTTCTCGACGATGGAGAGGATTAAAGAAAAAAAGGACACTGGCCGCCTTATGAGCGACCAGTGCCCTGGGTCGGAGGATGAGGTTTAAGCAGCCTCGGTTTCTTCTTCCTCTTCGTCGTCGTACTCTTCCTCGTCGTCGCCCCAGTCTGCCTCGTCGTCTTCGACCAGGAGCCACTCTCCGGTCTCTTCGTTCAGCCAGTACCAGGCGTCGTACTCAGCGTCGAACCAGCAGTAGCAATCTGCCTCTTCGTCGTACTCGTACTCTTCGCCATCTTGAAAGCAATCGACTAACGATTCGCAATCGCTGTCGATTTCCACCTCAGTGGAATTGTTAATGATTACCGTGAATGAAAACATGGAAAACTCCTTAAACGTTGATGATCTGGCCTCTGAACTCTACCTGATTTTCGTCCCCCCACTTGTGGACTATTTCAGGCCACAAAAGCTTACCACCCTTGAATGTCAGGACCGCAAATCCGGACCGGTGGTTCAGAGGATTCCCTTCCCCATAATCAAACTGTGGGCCGTAGGGTTCGGCAAGCGTTCCAGTATCTACGCCATACCTGTTGCCCTTGTAGTCAGCAAATGGCGTCACCTTCAGCGAGTGCAGATGGCCGGTGACAATAGATATTCCAGCGTTGACAGTATTGTTGTGCGCGGCATGGACGCCGGAGCGATATCGGTGTTTGATGATGCAGTCCGGTGTGGGCCAGACAGACCAGGCAAACTCCCAGGCTGGGAGGTGGTCTTGCAGCTTAAACCCATGCACCTCGCGGTACTGAGGAGCCTGGGACGCCAGCTTGTTGGCGAATCGCGTGTCGTGGTTGCCCCAGGTGAACAGCAGCTTACAGTTGTGCCTGGCTGCCTTGGCCGTCTCCTCGATCTCGCCAAGGTGGGCCTGCACCGCCTTCAGCTCTTCTATTACGGATGGAGTCTTGGACCAGCCCAGCGGGTCGTGCCTGCTGATAGTAGCCCCGTCGAATGCATCGCCGTTAGAGATTACGGCGTGCGGCTTCAGTTCCTTGATAGCCCACAGCAGGCCACGGTATGCGGTGGTGTATTCGCCAGGCCAGAAGTGCGCATCACTAAAAACGATTATGGTCTGGTCGAGGATGCCAAGATCAATACGGTTGAGCGAGGTCTGGATTGGCTGGAACTGAGAGTATTTTTGCGACCTCTGGTCAACGCCAATCAGCGGCTGGTTAGTGTCCTTTTCAATTCTGCGCCGTCTGTTGTACACAGAACGCTCAGAAATATCCAGGTGCTTTGCCACTTCAGCAGCAGAGCCATATCGACTCCAGACATTGATAAACTCTTCTCGGGAAACTTTAGGTTGCATGGTGACTCCACAAAGTTGCGTGGAATCTAACACTTATTGATGTAGCAAACATGAAACCCACCCGACTGAAACAAATTGAGCAGGCTCTTAGGAAACGTCCAATGACGCGCAAGGAGTTAGCGGCTGCCGTTTTCCTGTCCGAGCGTGCTGTTGAGAACAACATGAAGAAGATGCATGAGCGCGGCCAGGTGTACGTCGCAGGCTGGTCTCGCACCAAGGGGACGATTGCCAGGGTCTACGCTTGGGGCATAGGTGTTGACGCCCCACGTCCTGCAGCTTACTCAGGGTATGAGCGCGTTAAGAGAGTGCGTGCGAATGAGTCCCAGGAGGACAAGGACTTTCGTTTAGCGCGTGAGCGTGCCGCCAGACGGAAGATTAAGGTGCATCCGCTGATGGCGGCTTTCTACTCAATACCCAAGTAGTCCTGCAGCCGCAGGGTACATATCGCCAGCAAAAGCGCCACCTGGCTGGTTCAATTGCGTGTTTACCATCCCAAGGCTTTGCAGATACTGCGCCATAGGATCAAGCGGAGCGCCCATGTAGTTGAACATTGGGTCCATCGTGTTACCGTACATCCGCTGCATTCTAGGAGACAGGTAGGCTTTGGTTGCCAGTGCTGGCGTACCCAGAGCCAATGCAGTGCCGAGGATAGGCTCACCCGTCAGGGCAGTGCCACCGGCCATAGCAGCGCCTACCTTGGCTGGCATTGAGGTCAGCAGGCCCATCATTCCTGTTCGCTCTGCTGTACCCGATGTAGGAACCTTAGACTTCAACGCTGACTGGGCCACTTCTGCCAGGTTTGTAAGCGTTGTCGCGTTCTCAGGTCCGAGGATTTGCGGCAGTGTAGTCGGTGATGCCTTGACATCCTTAATCAGATTCCTGCCGAATTTGGTGATGTCCATCTCACCAGTTGGGAACATGGAGTTCTGCTGAATATCAGCCAATACTGCCTGGGCCAGTGACTGCTTTTCTACATCAGTCATTAACGGTAAAACCTTAGTAGCCAGGCTATCCTGATTCGCAAGGATGTAGTTCACGGCTGTCTTATCGCCAGCAGATTTAACCCTGTCGTTCAAGTCTTTGGCAGAACCATAAGAACCGCGCAATTCTTTCAGCTTGGTAACTTGGTCTTCCATCCCAGCGATTTTGAATGTCTGATCTCTTGCGTCATCAAGTGAATCACGCAATGACCTAAACGCAGTACCGATCTTTGTACCTTTATTTGTAAAGGCTAAATCTCCAAAGAGTTGGCGCTGATCCTGGTAGTCACTACCTGGAAGTGAGCCTCTTTGCTGGTAACCCAAATATTCATACTCAGGAATTCCACTGTCGACCAGTTGCTTTCTAACAATGGCCTGCGTTGCCTTGTAATTTGGGCTTAGTGGAGTCAATCCGACATTGCTAAGTGCAGCATCCACCTTTAATTTAAGTTCTTCGTTTGGCTTGCCAAAATAGAACTGCTCGAAACTTTCAAACAACGGGTCTTTCCGCATAGCAGGAGGTATCGATGCTAGAAGTTTTCGAGCATTGAGAATCGATTGCTCAAAGTTTGGTACTTGCTTCAGGTCGATATCAGTTTGCGAGGCGACCTGGCGTATCTGGCTTCCGATGGTGTCAACATTCCGCGCAGCCGCCGACTTCACAGCACTAGCACCAGAAGAGAAAGCAGCATCAGGTTGTGCTGGCATCCCACCAAACAGGTCGGCGACCTTGTTGATTATCCCCTCGGCATAGTCTGATTGTTTGCCATAGCGTCTAGTGAACTGCCCAGCAGAGAAAGGTATCGTCCCAGCAGTAGCCTCAAAGATTTGCGCTGTTCGGTTTGTGCCAGCCTGACCAGGAGTCAGGGCAGTCTCTCCGGTGAATCCAAGTTGACGTGCCTTTGCTGCTGTATCAGCAGCGCGTACCTGTGCGGTGGTTTGAGCAGGCGCTTGTCTTTGCGTCATCCCTGCTCCACCAACTGCCGTAGATGCCGCCATCGCCGCAAGAGTAGCGGCAGCAGGACCATAACCTTGTGCAGCTTCAGCAGCAGCCTGACCAGCAGCACCGGCAGGGACTGAGGTCACCATCTGCGCAACTGGACGTTGCGCCATTTGAGTGCTGATTGCACGTGCCATAGGAGTCGTGGCAGTTCTTGCCAATGTCTGCAAACCACCTATCTGAGATGCTGTCCCGCCAAGTGCGCCAAGGCCAGTTTGCAATGCACGCTGACCTGTTGTCTCTGCTTGTGGAACTCCCAATTGCGTTAGCAAGTCTTGCGCAGCCTGTGATGGCATTGTCATGCGCCCGTATCTGCCACCAGTGATTTTTTCAGTGCCAGCAGTGGCCGTGTTTATGAGTGCCGTCAGTGCGTCAGCGGCTGGCAGTGCCAATCCACCTGCCAGCATACCTACAGGGCCGAATGGAGCGCCCATTGCAGCACCGAGTAGTGGTGGAGCCAGACCGCGTACCGCTGCTCCTGTATAGCTTCCTTGGGTTTGTGGTGCTTGCTGCTGTGCAACTTGTGGCTTTACCCTGGCAAGGATTTGCGCGGCTGCTCCATTGCCATACACTTCGTCAAATTGAGGCGCAAGGTTAGGATTTTGAGACAGAAGATAGATGTCTTTTGTCGTTGGTTTTTTATCGGCCATGATTATTTCCCAAATGGGTTAGCAGATGGTACATACTGGAATCCCTTGAGACTCTTGTTGTTTGCATAGAAGTAATTCTCTTGCTGCTGCGCAAAGTCTTTTTGCTTAGCAGATAGTTCTTGAATGTCTTTCAATGCTAAGACTTTAGCCTCTGGTGATACCCTTGGATTAGCTATGTCACCAACTGCCTTGTCGTATCGCTTCGTATCAGCGTCTGATGTAGGACCACTAAATTTAGGCTGCTTCAAAGCCAACTGCTGCGAGATTTGAGTTAGCCTATCGTTAGCTGTTTTAGCCTCTGTGGAGAAGCCTACTGCTCCAGCCACTCCCTTGATGCCAGATTCAATAACACCAGCGTATGCTTGTGAAATCAATGGCAACGCCGTTGAAGCAAGAGATGCGCTATCGTCAGCAGATGCAGCCGCCATAGAGTTCTTTTGCACTGTATCAAAATCTTTCTTCTGGATATACGATAGTTGCTCTGGCTGATTTGCCGCAAGTTGTTTCCGCAAATCCAATGATTGCTGTGCAATTTGAGCCATCAATCGCTTACCTTCAGCAGATTGGTCAAGACCCTGCTGCTTTAATCCAGCCATAAGTTTTCTGTTTTCATCTAGTGAAAGTTGGGAAGCTGCGGCTTGTGCAGCAGCTTGCGCTCTTTGTCCTTCTATTCCAGCTTGAGTTTGTGTGAACTGCGCAACGGATTGAATCCTCTCTCCAATTTGCCGAACTCTTTCATCAACCTTGTCAGGGGTCATCTGACCAGATGAATAGCTTCTCTCGTATTGTTGAGCAATCTTCTTTATGCTGTCTGGCACTGTCGGGTCAGACGTGAACACACTGAATGGATTCTCTTGTGCTTCACCAGTACCGGTGAATCCAGCCGCACGCAACTCAGGAACCAACTTAGCGATCTGCGAAAGACTCTCCAGCGGGTTCTTGGACAGCATCGCCAGGACTTGCAGCTTATTGGGGTCAATAGTCAATTTCCGTGATGCGGGAATCACCTCTGCGCCAGGCATGATATTGCCCTCATCATCCATCACAACTCGCGCAGGGATTCCGTTAATGGTCATCTGCTCTGGAGTCAATGTGCTCTTAAATGCTTGGGGCAACAGTTCCCGCATTTGTCTCGCTCTGGTAGTCTCCTCGTCTTGAAGTTCTTTCACGCGCTTGGCTTCGTCCATCCTGCGTTTCATCTCCAGACTCTGGAACATATTTTGCTGCGCGGCTTGGTAGCCCTGCTGGCCTGCACCATACGCTTGACCAATAGCCTGACCGAGTCCTACTGGCACTCGGCTAGGGCCGGATGACGCAAGCAGTTGCATGGCCGCTGCCATTACGCCCTGGTTCTGTAGCTGCGCTCGTTGCTCTGGCGTCATGTACTCGTCCAGCGCGGATGCACCACCAAACATATCACCTAGCAGGCCGAGTGTGCGGCGTGGTGCTGCTCCAGCTTGTTGAGATAGATCAGGGTAAGCCTCTGCAAATGTCTGCAATGGTGGCTCTGACAGTTCTGGCAGTTCAGCTCGCGGTGCTGCTTGCACTTGCGGCTGCGCAGAAAGTGGCTGCATCTCGCCCATCAGCCCCGCGCTAGGAGTGAAATCTCCCATTTGGGTAGGAGCAAAGACTCCCATATTGTTGAGATATAAACTCTCAGGACCTCTCCCGCGTGACATAAATCTAGTCGTTGGGCGGTAGTTCTGATTGATCCTTGTAGCTCCAGCTCCATAACCAAGAGGATATTGGCTTAATGGACCAAAGTCCATTGGATTACCAAAATAATAGTCGGACAATGTTGCCATCTTGTTCCCCTTATCCAAAGTATCCAAGCAGACCGCCGATGGCAGCGCCGTAAGGACCACCCATCTGATAACCGGCTGCAGCACCACCTAATCCACCTGCCGTTCGGTTTTGGTAATAGGGCTGCGTTGATGTCATGCCGAGGTTGGGTAGAGACGCTGTAAGTCCACCAGATGAAATCCCCAACTTCTCCATGCCAATGTTGCGCAGGGCATCCAACTGAGCCTGCTCCAACTGCTGACGCGCACCACCCAGGCCCATAACCGCCTGGCCGCCAGAGATGTTTGCACCCTTGGCGTACTGAGCCAGACCAGCCGCCTGGCCGTAACCGGAAGCACGCAACTGCGCAGCAGTGTCAGCAGCCTGCTTGATGGCCGCAGCGTTTGTGAGTGACTCCGCAACGCCCTGGCGAGATCCACCAAAGGCGCGTGCTGCGGTAGCCGCCTGCCGGTCTCGCAGTCGCTGAGTCTCCAGTGCGCCACCTACGTCAGCCAGTGAACGCTGTACCACCTCGTTCTCGTAGGGGTTCATGAACTGCTGGATGGACTCGCCAGTAAACGGGGTCAGTGCCTCGTTTGTGACTAGTTGCTCACCCGCCGTATACAGAGGATTGAAACCGGCAAATTGCCGTACCGGCAACGCACCGGCTACGCTCTGAGCCTGGCCGATGTTGGCTAGATAAGCCGCCTTCAGATCAGGGTCAATGGATGAAGTGCTGGTACTAGTCCCGCCGCCTTTAGACATATCGTTTCTCCTTACATTTCGAGCAAGCCGCGCAGCTTGCCCTTTGAAATCTTGCCCGAGTTAATGGCCTCCATCAACTCAATACCGTACTTCTTAACCGCCTTGTCGTTGATGACGTACTCGCCATCCTTGAGCGCGGCGTAACCGTCATCAGGACCAGCGGGGTTCGGGCCTTGCAAACGCTGCATGGAGACATGGCCTCCTTCAGAAAAATAGCCACCGCCAGGGCTCATTGTTGAGGCATCCCCGACACTTCCTACATCCGCACCGACTCTGTTGGAATCTCTAGACTCAGCGTCTGCCCTAGCATCTGCTGCTTGTTGTGCGGCTTGAGCCGCTGCTGCAGCATTGGCTTCAGCTTGCGCTTGTTGTGCAGGATCAACGCTCATAGGGTTAGCTACAAGACCAGCTCCTTCTGCATTGGCTGCTGTTATGGCAGCTTGCAAAGCCTCATTGCGCGCTGCTGCGGCTGCTTGGCTGCTGAAATTTGGGTCTGGTGGGCCATACGCAAATGACTCAGGATCAAGTCCAAGTTTCTCCAGCCTGCTGTCGTACCATCCGTCTGCACCCAAATACTTCGCTGCCTGCCCAGGTAGGGTTAAGTTTCCAAATAAATCTTGCATCCCCAACGCAATGCTGCCCGCAATTGGGTTTGCAGCGTAATAGGCAGCACGCTCCGCTGGCGTCATTTGCGACCAGGCGCTTGGGCCTTCTCTATTTGCATTATTACCACCGGCCCCGCCAGTAGTCGATGTAGTTGGGATTTCTACTGGCAATCTTGGAGCTGGTGCTGGACGCTGGTACGGTGTAAAACCACCGGTGTAGTCGGATGGATACCCGCCATATCCACCGGTGTAGCTTTGCGGATATCCGAAAAACGAAAACGGCTGCGTCTGCGCGTACTGCGCCATGATCTCAGCGTAACGATTACGCCCACCAGATGCTGGCGTAGGGGACACATACGCATTTGCTGCTGGATATATATCATCTCTACCACCTAGACTCATATCAACTCCTTGCTAAGAATATGCCACTTAGGGGCATATCCCTCGTCTGCTAAAAATGTCCTTGCCCAGCCCTTACGGCCAGCCAGGGTAACTCGCGTGCAACCAATCTGCTTACCCCAAGCCTCGATGTGTGGTCGCATCAGCCTGAGTTCATCTAGGTCGCCGCCAGCAAGAAAATAATGCAGATTCTTGAGTCGCGGATAGACAATGATCTCTGTGATGACTGCGCTTTTGGTTCCTGGCCATAGCTGGAACCGTCCTGCCTCTACACCCTGCGCAACATCTTCAATGGTGTGAGTGCCTTCCGAGTATTCTAAGGCCGCTTCGATGTGTTGTGCCAGCCGCCAGAAATCCTCCATCACCGTTTCCCTGCCGATGTAGCCTCCAGGCGCATCACGCCGACCCGCCAATCATCCAAGACTGTGCCGGTCACCTTCATCTTGACACTTCGACCTGAGAACCTGGCGTCGGTTGGCTGCTTGGAACTGAACGGGCCATAACTTGTCTCTGCCGATGTCGGATAGAGCCTAGCCGTGAAAGAGATGGCAACCTCGCCCAGAGTCTGCTCGTCGGGGATAACTGATCTCACGGCCATAACGTTATCGCCGTTACCTAGTTCAATCGGGCCTGACTGCGCGTAGGGAGATACTGAGTCGTAGGTGTAGCCGACCTCGTGGTCGTAGATGTAGCCGTCAGTGCCAACCATCATAGGGTTAACAAATACGCCGCTATCCGTACCGGCTGTACGCGCCATCAGCCCGAAATACCATGTGCCTTCACGGTAGTTGTAGGTTACATAAGAATCATTCTCATTTGATGACAGAGACGGGTAAAGCCATGTCACCTCTCCATAGGCAGAATTATGGACGGCGTAAACCTTGGACGCCTGCGAATAATTGATGTTGTTGAAGATGTAGTCTCCAACATCGCACTGCATGGGTTTTACAAACCCGTCGTAGGACCAGAATCCCGACTTGCTCATCCACATCGCTGACGTGTCGATGGCTGCTACAGCCTGCGAGGAGATGACGCCACATCCGCTACCCACCTTCTCAAAACTGTAGACGTAAGGCAGGCCGATGTAGCTGGCAACGTGCGCGTCCACGTCTGTCAACATAAGGTTTACACCTCGCACGCGCTTGCCGCATTTCAGAGATCCTGGCGTTGCCAATTCAAAGTCACCCGCCTGGTTGTTGGCTGCCGCCGTCCAGGTTGTATTGTTCTCTTGGTCGCACCACTTCACCAAACGCGGATTACCAGACGCGCCCAGAGCAAACATGATGCGCTCACTAGTGACCATTACCGCCGCGCAGCTTGTAGGTGCGTTGGTAATGACAGCCGCAATGGTAGGGGTTGTGAACCCTAACTGCCACTCGTAAATCTTGCCGTCGGTGCTGCTGCAACCTACCAGGTACTCTCCCCAGGTATCCAAGCTCCAAGTAGTGACCGGTACTAATCCGGTGTCAGGACGTGCAGTACCATAGGTTGAATCACCATAGATTGAGTATCCATAACCTGTTGTTCCTGTAGCATCAGCAGAGCCAGCGGTAAATCCTGATGGCGTGATGTCCTTGACTACTCCCAGCGCATTCATCGCGTACAGTTTGGATTGCGTACCCATGCCAGCCCAGCGGTTTGCGCTGTTGTCACGCCAAGCAATAATGCCTCGGCACTTTCCGGTCATAGCAGACGTGGACTTCTTACGCCACCCGCCAATGGGTCGCAGGGTATTCTCAAACCAGCGAACCAGGTTGGAGTCGTACCAGCGACCAGCAGACTGATATTCAGTGCCGTTGCGGTAGACGCCTGGTGGGATTTTTAAGGGGATGAGTGCCATGATTACACCGATAGGTTGGAGACAAACGACAGTGTAACGATGGCCGACGGTACTGCTGGCCTGGTTGGGGAAGTGCCTGCCGGATACTGCTCAATCGACACCCCGACATCAGTAGGCCGCCACATGATCTCCACATAGTCGTTTGCGCTAAGGCTTACAAAATAGTTTATTGCTGCAATTGTGTGAAACGGATCGCCAGCGCCTTTTCTGGGTGCAAACCCAAACCTTGAGTTCGACTTGTCAATATTGGTTCCATTCTTTCTGAACCAAACGTCAACGTCCTGGGATGAATTTGTCGTGTTCGTAAACTGGATGGAAAACTGGACGTTGTATATACCCGACTGCGATACGTTCAGCCTGGATGAGTTTGAGAGAGTGACGCCGTTGCTGAAGTCGGTGGTGTCAAAGGTGACGGCGTAGGCCGTGGTAGTGTTAGCCGCGACCTGGTCTGTGGAGTCCTGGAACGCTCCATAAGGTGCGTTAAGGTACTTGCCTCCACGCGGTCCGAATAACGCTCCCAGAGCGTTTGTGACGCGGCTGGCGTAGTTCCCGATGTTGCTGAATGTTTGGCTAAAGAACAGGCGGTCATACACCTCACCAGGGTTGCCGAGATTCGGCTGCGCTGGCGTTGTGATCTGTCCGCTGTAGTCGCTCATACGTTCCGTTCAAAGTGTGGGCAGTCCACCAAACTCTTGAAGTTACCGCCCCACCGATTCTTCGGGTGCAGGCTCTCCCAGTACGCGCCTAGCGGAGCCAGGATAGCCTTGTCCCAGATAATCTTTCCGTCCTTGAAGAAGTTGAGGTCGGCTGCGCAACGCTTCAGGTGAATGCTGTTCATGGTCTTGCTGCGCCCAGTTTTGAAGTAGATAGCCTGCTGCTCCGGTGTACGCGCCAACTCGCCACCAGTGACCATAAAGCCCTGCTCTGTGGCGTACTGCACCAGCTTGCAGAAATCTAGCAGGAAAGCCGCTTGTTCTCGACTAAGACTCATTTTGAACTCCTCATTTCGGCCAGCTTCTCCACCGTCCTGCCTCCAAAATAGGCACCCATAATCAGCATCCCCCAATTCCCCAACAATTGTACATAACTTTCGTTGGCATTGTATCCAAAGGCGCTCATCATTGCAAAAACGGAGTACATAGTAAAGATGGCAATTAGCGACATTGGCCGGATGTTCTTCGACAGCCATGAGTCGCTAGACATATCCGCTTTCCAGCGGTCTGTGATGTTGTTGGCATCAGCCTGTGCCGCTTTTGCGTACAGCTCCAGTTCAGCCATCTCCAGCTTGGCCTTCTCGATGCCCAACTCAATCAGGCGCTCCTCGTGGTCATACTGCAACTCGCGCAGCTTCTCAACGTCAGCCGGTGTAGGATTGTCGGGGATCTTCACGCCAAGAGTGTTTTCGACCACCTCCTTGCCTTTGGCCTGGATAGCGGAGGACAGGAGTCCCAGACCGCTTTCCGCAAGAGTGCCGAGTAGTGCGCCAAGTATTGGAATCATCAGAAACCCCTGTTCATAATTACGTTAAACGTGATGCTCACCAGTGGGACAACGATAGCGGATGCGCCGGAAATCCAGAGTGTGTTCATAATGATTGCCACTTTCGCTTCCTTGTCCTTCTGCTTTCTCTCTGCATCTTCTCTTTCGAGTGTGTTGCGCTCCTTAATCATCCTGGTGCGCTCTGCCATCATCTCTTCCCAGACCGGAGCATTGCCACTATAGAAGAGGATATCCTTTAGCTCCTTCTCATGCTCTCTCAGTGCCTTTGACGCCAGTGCTATCTGGAGAGCCTCAGAACTAATCTGTGCATCCGTCTTTCCTATTGACGCAATCCTGGCCTTGCTGCTTGCTAGGTGTACCGTGTCTGCCGCTTGATAGAAACTGCTGAATTCTTTGTATAGGCCGTGTATATCTTTACCAAGGGCTACCGCTTTTTTATGCCTGCCACCGCACCCTGGGCAATAGCAAAGGCCGTGAACGGATCAATCATTTCTTGTTCACAACTACCCAGCGGCAGATGCGTCCGTCTTTGTCCATGAATTCATTTGCGCCCATCGTCTTGTCCTCATCTTTCTTAGGGATACGACAAACCAAAACCGTCTTTGTCTCAGTGCCAGGCCACGGGCTTTCCGCTGAGGCAAGCAGAGAAATCACTTGTCAACCTTGGCGTCAAGTCTGTCGAACAATCGCTCTAAGGTTGCGTCGATTCTGTCGAATCGGCTTTCAATGTCCTTCTTGGTAACGTAGTTCTTTGGCAAGTCAACCTCAATTGCCTGGATGTCTTCTTTTAGAGACTTCACAGAATTCCATATTTCCTTGCACCACCATCCAACAGCGACCAGGATTGCGCCACCCACAAAATTAAATAATGGCTGGAATTCCATGATATTCCTTACGGGTGAGTTGCTTTGTAAGCATCAAATTCTGCCTTGAGCTCTTGGATGGCCTTGATAAGTCGGGCATCGTTTTTATTCATGTCAGTTAACGTCAACATCCCATCTTCACGCTCACCAACTAGATCAGGATAGATTGCTTGAACTTCTTGTGCAACAAAACCAATTTGATGGCCCCCGCCTTCTGATGCAATGTAGTCATATTCAACAGGGCGCAGCGCCATAATATTGGCAAGCTGAGACGGTAGGTCAACGATGTTTTCTTTTAGGCGACTATCAGAATAAGACCCAAATGCTGCCGCACTTGCGCCATTAGCGTTAATTTGCCCCGATGCCGTTGCGCCTTGATTAACCAAAAACCTTACTAAGACTTGGCTGGTTGTGGTCACATTGTCATATTTGGTAACACTAATTCCAGCATTGCCGACATCACTTGATGCAACTGAAACAGCCGCAATCTGGCCATATGCAGAACTTAACGGGGCTTTGTTTACTGTCAGCGGGGCTTTTAAGTCAACGGTAGCGCCTACCAGCACGTTGCCGCTGGTGTCAATACGCATCCGTTCTGTGCTGTTTGTACCAAACGACATATATTTAGATGCTGCTGTCTGAATGACAAAATCATTGACAGATTGAAGCGTTTGCCACACTTGCGTGTATGTAGTTCCATTTGCCCAAAAGCCAATGTTTGCAGAGCCGTCTAGCACGGCTAGACTGCTTCTCACATCTAACTTATAACTTGGCGAAGTAGTCCCAATCCCCATGTTGCCGCTTGCGTCTTTGTAGAACTGCCCGCTGCCAAGGTTGACAACGCCTGTCCCGCCCGTAAGCGTGGTGCTGTAGGCTAGGGACGTAAAGGAGCCAGTGTCTGGTGTTGTTGCGCCAATCGCTGTTGCGTCAATCGTACTGGCCGCACCGGTAACTGTCAGCGTCCCAGCCACCGACAGCGTCTTGCCCGATCCGACATTAAGACCCACGCTGGTTCCATTACCAGCCGCAGCAAACACCGCATCAACCGAATCTAGGTCGGTGTTGATCTTTGTGCCCCAGGTGTCGGTGCTTGCGCCTACCTCTGGCTTGGTAAGGAGTAGGTTGGTGGTGGTGGTATCAGCCATGATTTACCTCATTGGGTTGTCCAATCCTTGGACGTTGTGCCTACTGGTGTCCAGGTGTCGGTGTTGTCAGAAATTATAGTCCAGCTGCGTGAATTCGGGGACTGCGTAGTCCATGTTGTGGTAGACGTGCCAGAGTCTGTCCAGGTGTCGGAATTGATTGGCTCCGGCTCCCACTTTAGCCTTTGAGTGATGAAATCCAGTGCGGTAGCCGCCTCGGAAATTGACGCAAGGAAATCCAAGCCAGGCAGGTAATCGTCCAGCGCCGATCCTGATTCGGAGATGCTCGCCACAAAGATACCGACGTTTTCGTAGGCATCTATGGCGGCCAAAGAGTCGGAGACACTCGCCAGGAATGTCGCCGTCATGGTTAATGAATCAGCCGCAGTTACAGATTCAGAGTTAAAAACTTGATAGCCAAATGCTGGGAATAGTGACTCCGACGCTGTCAGCGCCTCCGCAACAGCAACAGACATGGTCAACGCGCCTACGCTTGCGTCTGATGCTGTGAGTGACTCTGAGACAGCCGCCACTGCTTGCAATACGTTGGTGACTGCGTCCGATATGCTCAGTGTCTCTGATACTTGAACCGGTATCGTCAAGACACAAACTTGCGCGTCTGATGCGCTTGCACTTTCAGATATAAGAGCTACAAAAACAATTGCTCCGTCTTGTGAATCGGATGCCGTTACAGACTCGCTGGCAAAGGCGACCGCCACTAAGGTTCTGTCAATTGAATCAGCCGCAGACCCTGACTCTGCAATGCTTGCGACCAGTGTGGCAATGTTGGTGAGAACGTCGGATGCTGACAGCGACTCTGATATGGTCAGGCCAAGCGTTGTTATTGCTAACTCGTCATCTGCCGCAGACCCTGCCTCAGATAAAGACTTGTCGTATCCAAATCCACCAACCAAGGAATCAAAGCTAGTGCTTATTCCATATGGTCCGTACCCGTAAAAGTTGCCGCCATAGCCACCCGCAATAGCAAAAACAGAATAAGAATTTCCTGGTGCGCTAAATGGTGTACCAAATGGTGCAAGACCAAACATGATTAAAAGCCAATTGGCCCCATCCCTGTAATTACATAGGGAGCTACAGGTAGCGCGGCTGTGGGTGGAGTGAATGCTGCTCCATAGACGGTAGCTGCGGTAAGCCTAAAATCGTCAATGTAGCCAGCCATAGGATAGCCATCACTTGTGCTGCCAATATAAAGATTCCATGTTGATGGGATTGATGTGGCAAAAGTGAACGTACCTTGCAACGTGCCATTGATATATAGCTTTAAGCCATTTGTTGCTGTTGATGTTCTTTCAATTGCAATATGCGTCCATGTATTTAAGCTGATACCAATAGTGGATAGCGTTAATAAATTGCTTGTTGAATTAATCCTAAAGTTAACTTGGGTGGCTGACGTAAAATAAAGAGCAACCCGCGCTGTGGAGCTAGTGCCAATTTCAACCACTCCAGCGGCTGTAGCGTTTGTAAATGATGTAGGGTAAATCCACTGCTCAATACAAAAATTATTTGTTAATATTGTTAACGGAAGAGTAGGAACTAGTTGTGGAAGCCCTGATGTAGCCCCACCACTACAAGCCAAAGATGTAGTGCCATACTTTACTTGTGTAGTTGATAATGCTGCGCTATTTGTCAGAGCAGTTAAGCCATTTACATAGTTGTAAGCAACTGTATCTCCATTTGCACCTTCAAAATCAAAACGTACAGCGCGGTATTTCCAATTAGCGTCTGATGATGTCCCGTTAATGGTTGGAGAAGTTAGCGTCTTATTTGCCAAAGTTTGGGCTGCATCAAGCAGCGTTGCTTGGCTTGCTGGATAAGTCACAAAGACGTTTTTGCTTCCTGCTGGGAAGTTCACCAAGCTACCAGAATTGCTTGACTCCAGAACCGTCGTTCTGGCAAGCGTTGTGCCGGAAGAGGTGTACGTTCCTAGTCCGGTTTCCCAATTTGTTCCGTCGGTGATGCAGTAATAGGTGGTATTCCCATTACCGATAGCAGAAAATGACTGATAGCCAGTTACAGCACCGGCAAGCGTTAAAGTGCCAGTACCCGTTGTGGTAGTGGTCTCCTGTACGCGATCATCTATGACTAGAGCCATTAAAGACTCCTATAGGTCAGCTTGCGACAAGTTCGTTTTCTTTGAAGAAACGCTCTTGTGCCTGGTTGAATTGATCGGTATATTGGACTTTGAATAGCAATGTCGAATCGTCATCCACAACTGCTCCGACCACAATCGTGCCAGTCATGGATGTTCCGCTAATGGTTACGGTATCACCTGTCTTGAATGCCATGATTGATTCCTTAGACCGATGCAGTGTATGTGACGTTCAGCGTGTCGCCAGACGCTACAGAACGATTGCCACCGGTAAAACTACCAGCAGAGTACAAAGTACCAGCAGTGCCTGATTTAGTGCTGCTGGTGGTAAGGAATGCACCGGCCACTGTAGCTGTAGCGTTAATCGTGAATGATGTAGCTGTTGATGCCTTAGAACCGGAGGATGCTGAGTTCCATGCAACCGATGGACGGGTGGAGTTGGAGTAAGCCACTGTCTCACTCCATCCGGCATGAGATGACATGGTGTCACCAGCGGCGTAGGTAGGAGAAGATGCGCCGTCAACCAGTCCGATATACCAGGCTGCGGTGTAAGCAGAACCGGCAAAATACTTGTCCAACAGGTCATTCTTACCGACAGTCACAACCAAGTTTTTGATTGGCTGGGACCACTTCAGATTTCCGTCCTTGTCGAAGCAAGTCAGCTCGTAAAAGCCGGTAATGCCAATGCTTTCATCCATAGAAGATTGACGCGAGATTGCTACGCTTGCAGCATCTTGACCATTGATACGCTCTGATTGCATTTTGTTCTCCAAAACTGGGAAAATTTTAACCGAAAGACTTGGCGCGTGACTTCAGAACGCCGCCGCTAGTCGCTCCGCGCTCGTCTGCAATTTGCAGTTCCTCTATGCCTGCCTTGTACAAGCCAGCCCACACTTGGATTCTTGCGTCGTCCTGTAGGTAGGGAGCAGCCTGCAGCAAAGAACCGTACAGGTACACGTCAGGCGCTTTGGTGAGCAGCCAGTTGGTGGTGTTGGAGTTTGATAGCTTGGCGAGCTTGCTGTAGTAGATCAACTCACCCGTGTAGCTGGAATCAGGGATAGGAACAACGCGGATCTGCGAACCTACTACGCCAAAGAACTTAGGCTTTCCGCTGGATGTGTACTTAGTCAGCAAGTCATCCAGGCTGTCAATGGTCTCAAACTGCAACGGACTGACGGGGTTTGTGTCCATCTTGAACGTCCGAGCCTCCAGGAAGTCGCCTGGCGTTGCGTTGTACTCGGCGTCAATGGTGGCCGTTGCGCGGGTAATCATCTGGGTGGTGCGCAGAGTGCGCTCCATTTGCGCTTCAGCAAGAGAGACAAAGTCGGTGATGGCAGCCGTGAGATCGCTACGGTTGAGCCAGTCGGCAACCGAGGCTTTCAGTTCAGCGTAGGTGCTAAGTGCCATGCTCTTCCTTCTCGATGTCGCGCATCATCCAGGTGTGGTCGTGCTTGAATTCAAACGTCCCGATGTGGCCGATCTCTTTGCTCACGTCGTGGTCTATGTAGATTTTATACCCTGCCGCCTGCGCCTTCCGGCAGAAGAAGATGTCCTCGCCGATGTAGCCGCGCTTGTCGGTGCGCCAGGGAGTCTCGAACCACGGCTCTGTCAGCTTCTCAAAGACGTTGCGCTTGATGAGCATCACTCCCATTCCGATGCTGCCAACTTCCTCAATGCCGGTGGATTCTGGCATCGTGTAGACCAATTCGCGCTCGCCATCTGGCCCGTATTTTTGGGCAGTCGGGCCTGTTGGAATTCTACGCCGAGCGCAGTTGGTTGCCACGATGTCCAGGTCATGTTTTAGCAGGCGCTCGACCATGTCCTGCGGGAACGTCATGTCTGAGTCGATGAACAGGATATGGGTGCAGCCTTCGCGCATCGCATCTAGCGCTAGGTCAGCACGCTGGTTTTGTATCAGCGTGCCCTGCATGATCTTGAGAGACACTGCGTCTGTCGTGTTGAGCGTGTGATAGCAGACCATATTCACCAGGCAGTAGGTGAAATTGGCGTGGACCATGTCACGCGCTGGGGTGCAGACTGCAATGTAGTTGTTCATACTTGTCCAGGTCTCGTTCTAAAAAATCTGTTGTCGGGGTCATTGAGCCAGCGTTTCATGTACGCCTGATCGTCCAGCTTGCCCTCGGCCTTAAGTTTGTAGTAGACGCCCTCCGGAATGCTGGCAACGTGATGCCACTCACCACTCCAATTTGCGCGCTCGTCTACCTTGTTGAAATCTGCCTTGTTTGCTTCAACGACTGCTGTGACATCCTGCTGAGTCTGAATCGTTGCCTGGCCGGTTTCATCGTTGTAATGCCAAAAACGGGTAATACCCGCTTCCTTGTTTTCGTCAAATACTTGATTGTTCATGCGTTAAAAAAGGGACCAGGTTGCCCTGATCCCTTCAAGTTGATTACGAAGTAATCAGGTCAGCAGCCAAACCGTGGGCATCCTGGGCTAACACCTTATGGCCCCACTCGACGAGCAAAAGTCGCTTCTCGGCATCGCCGGTCTTCGCCAGTTCAACTTGCTGGTAAGGGCGCAGCACAGTCATCTTGGCGTACTCAGGATCGAGTACCCATGCGTCACGCTCACGTTGGAACCTGTTGGCTACCACGGCGACGGTCCCGAAGTCGCTGACGTAAAGATCAACCGCGCCGATCAATGTCGCAGGCTTCTCACCGCCGTTGATGTTGAAACGGCTGGAAGCGATACCAGAGAAACCGCTGACGCGCTGCTTGTTAACAGGTCCGCACATCAGGATCTTTGGAGTTCCGCCAGAAGTCCACACTTGCTGAATCACATTTTTGAGAATGGTCTCAGTGAAAGTGCGGACGGTTCCATCAGTACGGGCGCTGCTTGGCAGGGTTGTGTACGATGGGTTAGTGCCGTCGCTTGCCTTGTCAATGTTGGTCTTCAAGAAAGCGCCAAGGGATGCCGTACCGCGTGCGGTGCTGGTGTTACCAGCAGCAGCCACAGCGCCGTTCAGCATGGTGAACTCTTGGTCGCGTTTCAGTTCGGCACTACGCTTGGCGATCTGGTAAGCCAGTTCGCTGCGACGGCCAGCCTTGTTAACAACCTCTTCAGTCGCGGACAAGATGATGGTCTTGCGCGAAATCTGAGCGTAGTTTTGCAGGCGAACGGTTGCGGTAACAGAATCAAAAGAGGAGACATCGTCGCCCTCGATCTGCTTGTTAGCTGCGGCAGCAGCCAGCGTGTCGGTTTGCCACTCGAACAGCGAATTGCTGATCGACTCGCGTCCGATGTTGCTCATGTAAGGAGTTTCTTCGGGAGCGATGTTGGTGATGATGTTGGACAGGTCTTCACGGATACCTTTGGCGTCAAAGGTGGTGAAAGTATTGGTAACGATACTCATGGTGTTCTCACTTCAATAAAAGTTCAATTGCGGAGACCGCGTCTTGGACGCGGCCAGTTTTTGCAAGACGTTGTTTTGCACGCGTTGACTCGCTTGTCGTGGATACGCGACCGGCTGCCCCTGGCTTGGCTGGTCTTGGGCCATTGTTGACTACCGGCTTGATGTTGCCCCGCTTGGACATCATCTGTTCGTACAGTGCCGCTTTGCGCAGCACATTCACGACGCGGTGGTCAAAAATGTTCTTCAGTTCATCAGGTTGGAATCCGGCTTTCTGCCCGAATTCAATGAGTAACGCTTTCTCTGCCTTGGCTTTAGCTGGGTCCTTCCACTCAGGTAGGACTTCCATCAATCTTTCCTGCTCTGTGGCAAGAAACGCCTGCATAGACTGCGCCTGTTCCTGGCGTGAGATTTCTGCAAGTCGCTGCTGTTCGCTCTGAATAGCCTCGTACTTGGCCTGGTTCTCACGCACTAGCTCTTTCTGCCTCACCCACTCGATGGGGTCCTCTTGGTAGAGTCTGTCCCAATCAACTTGAGGCTGTGCCGCCTGCTGAACCTGTTGCTCCAATGCTCCTAACAATTGAGCGTACTGCGCACGCTCGGCGCGGATGGCCTGGCTCTCTTGCTCGACTTGCTTTCGCACTTCGGCAATCTGCTGGGTCTTCCGCGTGTAGTCTTGAGTGCGTGAGTAACCTTGCTGAAGTTCGTCAAGCGTTACAGTAACTTCCTTGCCATCTACTTTGACGGTGAAAGTCTGCGGCTCTTCGCTCTCCTCGGGCTCCTCATCTTCCTCTGACTGTTCGGTAGGTGTTTCTTCGTCCGATGCGTCTGCATCACCGGACAATTCCTCATCCACCGCCGCCTCAGCTTCCTGAGCTAACGCCTCGTCGGGTAACTTTTCTCCGTCTTCCGGAAGTATCGCCGTGAGTGCCTGGACTGCTGCGTCCATATTGAGTGATTCTGTCATTTGTTAACCCGTTCTGCCGCACGCTGCGCCACTTTTGCGTTGTCGATGGTCTTGGTCAGCTCAATCTTGAGGCTGTCTATCGCCTTAATCATGGACCAGGCCATCTCGCGTTTTGCTGTCTCTTCGGGTTTGCTGCTCTTAAAAACCCAGAGCTGATCGTTTTCAACCTTGGTCAGCGCCATGTTGAATGTCTCGTTCTCTAAGAGTTCCTGTGCCTTGCGGCCAGCGCGGATTACTTGTTCTGTCATGCCATTCCAGGTTGGTTGATGGTTGCCTCTCGATTCATGCTGGTTACAGCTTGAATCTCAGCGTTGCTAATTTGTGCGTTGTACTTTAACTCAATTTCGTATTTCTTTAGTAGTCCATCCTGCGCCAGTTGGTCGCGCCGGAAGTCATCGTCGCGGATCATCTGCTCGCGCTTGAGTTCCAACTCGGCGGCCTTCTTCTGGATGTCGGCCTCAATGGACTCTGCCTGCACCTTTGCCAGCACCTCTTCCGGTGTCGGCTTGGGAGGTGGTGGGGCTGGCGGCTGGTAGTCGGCAGGGATGTCGTTGAAAAACTGGCTGGAGTCCTTAAACCCGCTGAGTTCCACAATCTTGCGTAGGGTGCTGGCGTACATGGACGGGCTTACCAGCGGGTTCTGTGGGCCTAATTGGGTCAGCGCCTCCTGCTGCTTGGCGCTAATCATCATCAGAGCCTGCAGGCGCTCGTTGGTGTCGCCGTTGCCCAGGCCGATGTTGATGCTCACGTCCATGTTGGCGTTCCAGGCGCGGGGGTCAATCTCCACAAACTGGTCGCGCAGGCGAATCATGCGGGGCTTGTCTTGGTGCGTCACCATCAGGAACAGGATGCCCTTGAACAGCTTTTTCATGCCCTCGGCCATCATCCGCGCCGTGAGTTCGATGCGGCCCTGGGATGCGCTGATGGTGGCGTTTACCGCCGCCTTTGTGCTGGACTGCAAGGCGTCGGCGTTCAGACCCATCGCGGCCTTGCTCATGCCGGTGCGGTCTTCCTTGATCTGGTCGATGTAGTCCAGCATGGGGAACGCGGCCTGGCCCACAAATGGGCTGGAGAACGGCTGCACCATGCCAGGGGCACGCATACGAATGATGGCGCCGGTCTCGTTGTTCAGCACATCGTCCATGTTGACCTGGCCCTCGACCACCGCAGTGCGTGGGTGGATGGACTGCGCCAAGGAGTCCAGCGTGTTGCGCAAAATCTCGGACTTGATCTCCTGGATGTCGTGGGTGATGTCAAAAATTGACATCGCCTCGATGGGGCTGGTGTGTGGCTCTGGGTCGCAGGGGAAGTCCACAAACGGGATGTAGGACGCCGGTAGGTTACGCACCACCTTGTAGCCGGAACCCATGCAGCAGATTTTTCGCAGTTCTGGGATGCCGTCGCCGTCGTAGTCGATGCGCTCATAAGCCTCGATGTACAGGACGCGGCGCTGCATGGGGTTGGCGCTATCGGTCTGCCCGATGGCAGTTGCCAGCGGCTGGCGTGCCAGGTACTCCTCGTTCTCGTCCAGGTCGGACGCGGTGACGTTGTCCAGCACCTCGTCCTCGTCGTAGCCCATCGCCACCAGTTCAGCGACAGTCGCCATCTTGCGGTGCGCGATCAGGCTGCAATCGTCAAAGGAACGCGCTCGGCGGTCAATTAGCAATTCCTCGGGAGGCACTGCCATGATCTTGATGCGCCCGTCCTTGGTGACGCGCTTAATCTGCACGTCGTGCAGCATAGGAGCCGATGGTTCAAACATCTGACCCGTCATAGGATTAACCATTGGCTGCATGGGTGGCGCGTCGGGGTCGGGGTATGACACCACAATCTTCACCTCGGCCTGCTCCTGCATCAGTATTTGCAGGGTCTGGTTATCGAGGCCGCTGAAGTCGGTAATCTCCACCTTCTCGGAGTCCTCCCACCAGAACTTAGCAATGCCGCACTTCCTGACCAGCGAGTCCTTGAAGATAGCGTAGGTGGTCATAAACCCGTTGTTGTCACGGTTGAATACGAAATTCGCGTAGTCGGTGGCCTGCTTGGCGTGTTCCACATCTGCCGGTGTTTCGGGGACGTACTCGACGGTGTTCTCGCTAGAGAAAAACACCCGCATCAGGCTAGGCATCATGGCGCTGACGGTGTCGCGCACCTCCATCGCCACCACCTGGGAGCGCCCGTCTTCCTCGTTGCCAAAGGGGTCGCCGCGGTAGTAGGCGGTTCCCATTGCCCGTACAGGCGATATATCAGAATCTATATAACTGACGGCGTCGGTCAGGTCCTGCCCGATGATCGCCTCCAGTTCGGTGTCATCCATCGGCTCTTGGGCGGCCACGTCGGTGGTCACTGGCATATCGTTCATATTCATACGGGTATCTTTCGTAGTACGACGTACATGGAGTCCACCGCCCGAGGCGTGCGTAACAACTCGTCTAGCCCCAATTCTATGGTTTTCCCATACTCGGAGAGCTTGTAGTCCAAGTGCGTCACGTCAAATTTAGAACCCTGCCAGCCTAAATACCAGTACCAGCCGCAGTAGTACACCCAGGAATTCTCGTTGAACGCTCGGACGTGGGTCGGGTCCTGCCACGCGCCAAGGCTTAACTCGTAGGGCACGATGATGTGCATCTCGCCACCAACCGCAAGCAAGTCGCGGCAGTTAGTCATGGCTTTGACTAGGTCGGGGATATGCTCCAAAACGTCAAAGGCAATAATTCGCTCAAATATTCCTGGCTTGATGGCGACATATTGCTCTTTCCACTTGACTACTTCTCCAAGACTTATCTTGGATATGTCCACCACCCAATCAGTTCCTACATCCGGACGGATGTCAGCGTTGAGACAGTCATCCCTGTAGTCCTTGCCGGACCCCAGGTTAAGAGTTAAACCAGCGTTTGGCATATTTGGGTCTGTTCTTCATAAGCCAGGGCATTGCCTGGTTGGTTAATGCGTTAGCGTCCACGCCCACCGTCTGGCTCCCGACGTGGTGGACATAGGACGCGCTCACAAAATTCTCGTACCCGACTTCTCTTAGGTCGTTGCACTGCACGTCATCCGAGTACCAGTTCAGTGGTGGAAATGGGCACTTCGTAAAGGCATCTGCACAAATCCAGGCAAAT